CCATCCGTGTTGATATATCCGCTGATTACCTTGCCACTCTCAGACATGTAGGGAACCACTTCGCCATCGTCATTGACGAACGATGTGTCAACCAATGGTATGACCGTCTCATGCCCATAGATTGTTTTGTTGCCATCGGCAACTGCCTTGCCAGGAGGATAGAAGAACCTCTCTGACAACGAGATTGGGTATGTCACCTTCACAGCCGTAGTTGATCCGCCAGACAACTGAACGTCCTGCTCAACTGCCTTGACCGCACCAATCATCCACAGACCAGCACCTTTGTTTCGGTACGTCCCACTGTTGACTTTGAACGACCGTTCAAGCATCTGCTCATAAGTGATTGACGCCTCAAACTGTTCGACAACCAGTTGAAGCGTTGGTATCTTTTCCATCACTGGCGAACCGAACGGAGTGTTTGTCCCCTCATACTGCCAGCACTGCTTCCCATCTTTGTCGGTATAGAGTGACCTGTCATAGCTGCCGATGTTCGCAGTCACTTGAGGGGTGATCTCGTCCAAAGTGTTTGGTGGTGCCGAGACGCATTGCTCTGCATCGACATCGCCAGTTTCATATTCGCAGGTAACATCGAAGATAAGTCCATTGTCTGATCTTCGTTGCACAGACTTTGATCTACATACCGCATAAGGCATGTATGAAGAACCGTCAGGCGAAACCCATGTGGACCTGTTTACAACTGGAAGTGCAGAAAGACAGCCAACCTCAACCTCATTAACATCATCGAAATTGAGTGCAGAGGTAATGACCACAAACGATCTTGTCGCAGTATGGTTCGTTCTTGATCGCCCACCGTCCGTACTTCCAGAAATCTGGAATGACGATCCGAAGGATTCTCTTATGCTAACTAGCGACCATGCCATTATGGATACCCAAAGTCTGATAGGTCATCGGCGGCTGCAATGCGTCTCTTGTCATTGTTTGCCATCGAGTTGATGTTTGCTCTCATTGCTACTAGGTGAGCGTTTGCTGTGGTGCGTTCTGCATCAGCCTTTGTCTCCCACTGCTCGATCATTTTATCACGCCTTGCCTGCATCTCCATTTCTCGGAGGAACTGGTGCTCTTCAGCAGAGCCAGCCTCAAATGCTGCACCAGAGGATGAGTCGGCAGCCTCGCGGTCGCTAATCTTTTTATCCAGTTCGCTGTTGATGCGATCAAGTTCTTGCTTGTGCTGATCTTCAGCCAGCTTCACATCAGCTTGACGTTGTGCCTCTGCCTGCTCGTAGGCATCGGCTCGGAGTTCTTCGAGTTTCTTGGCATCTTCCTCTGCCTTCTTCCGTGCATCCTCTGCCTTCTTTCGCTTACGCTCTTCGCGTGCCTCATCCTGCTCTGCAATCCTCTTTAGCCTTGCCTCTTCTGCACGAGCCATCTCGGCTTTGCGTTCCTGCCATCCACGCTCGCGAACGATCCGCTTGGCTTGCTCCTTGGTGATCTCGCCTTCTTCGATCAACTTGTTGAGTTCGCGTCGATGGTCACGCCGCTTGATCTCTTCTGGATCTCTTGTCGCATCCTTCTCTTTTTCCAGCAGTGCATCAGCAGTCTTTTGCTGTGCTTCAGCAGTTGCTTCAGCCTCTGCCTTTGCACGGGCCATCTCATCTGCATACTCGGCAGCCTTCTCGGTTGCGAGGTCTTGCTGACCAGTCAGCCAGTAATATGCGTCCCTGAGTGCGGTCCAAGGTGCCAAGAGGTACATACCCAGCTTCATCACGACCTTAACAACAGTGGAGAACCCGATTGCAAGCCACTTGACGCCAGCCATTATCCAGACCAGTGCAGGCTGGATCTCCTCTCCAATCGTGAGCATTAAGTCCCAGATTGCCTTCTTCGCCTGACCCCATTGACCAGCGATGGACCAAACGCCTGCCTCCATCGCTGCCGTTCCGCCAACAGCCTCGGCCTGATACTCCATCGCCTTTTTGAACTCTTCGGCACTGATCTTGCCAGACTGTGCCAGCTTCTGTGCTTCGGTTGCACTAATGCCCATCGAGCCTGCCAACGCACGATAGATTGGAACACCTTGGTTGGCCAACTGGAGTGCCTCCTGCCCCATCAGCTTGCCTTTTGTCAGCACATCGGTGTATGCCTTTTGGATGAACTTCATCTTCTCGGCATCACCACCACCGAGGGCACCAATCGTTTCGGCAATGCCCCTGACATCCCTCGTGGCAACACCAGCCGTCTTGAGTGCAATCGCCATGTCCATTAACTGATCGGCTGAGAATGCTGTCGTATTGGCAAGGTTGCGTAAGTCTTTCTCCAATTCCTTGGCAAGTGCAGAACGCCCTTGCATCACTGCCGCAAGTCTCTTTTCTTTCTGTATCCATGCGTCAGCAATGGCAGCAGCTTTAGACAGTACAGCAACTAGCCCAGTGACTAGCACGGTGGCAATCAACACCTGTGGACCGAATGCAGCCATCGCTCGCACGAGTCCCTGTATCTCTGTGGACATACCGCCAGCCATTGCAAGGTTCCCAGCAAGTTTGCTGAGTCCGCCATTGATCTTGCCGAATTGCCCCCCCAATGACTTGAACATCCCGCCCAATGCTCGATACTTTCCAAGCCACTTGCTCTGGGATGAGTTTGCAAGGTCGTATGCTTTTATTTGCCTCTTGAGTGCCTCCAGCTTCCACTTGAACCAGTTTCGCTCTGACTGCCTGCGTTTCCGCTTATCGGCAAACTCAGCAAGCTCTGCGTCCCTGATCTTGGCGAGTTCAGCACGCACCTGCTCGCCGTGCTTGACTGCATCACGCAACCTCTTTTCGGTAGCCCTAGCCTCTCGTGCCTGCTGGTCCTCAAGCCTTTGGCGGTCACGCTCATCGGCAGCATCCTTAGCGTCCTGCTCAGCTTGGATCATCGCCTTTTTGTCGGCGAGGAGCTGCTTGGCGTATCGACGCAGCAAATCCCTTTTCTCGCCTTCGGCTTTCAGTGATGCGTCGATGACTGCCTTGATCTCGGCATTGATGGAGTCCAACGCAGTGGTTGTACTCTTGACTGCCCTTACAAGCATGTCCTCTTCACGCTTGACCGAAGCAGCACCCTTGGCAAAACCCTTTGGGTCGAGGATCACTTCATAGTAGAGTGCCCCGATGCGATCTTTACCCGCCATGTTTCATTCTCATGTATCTGCCTAGGCCTTCAGTGTCACTGCCGCTGAACGTATTTGACTTCTCTTTGCCAGAGACTTTTTCATACGCTTCTCGCTCCTTGTCTGACTTGTGGATCTTGAACGCAATCCACCAATCGACGACCACACTAGGAGTGTTATTCATCCAAGTGATTGGGTCGTCGATTCCAAGTTCAAGGCAAATAGAGAACACCCATGTCAGACGATGGTTCTTATCAAGGTGCTTGATAAACTTTTCTATTCGCCTAGGATCTTTCCCTCGCGGGACTCCACCCATTCCTCGATCTTCTTTGTCAAGACATCGAGCTTGAGTGCATCAAGGTCGAGCAGTTCCTTGATGTCGGAGTCGGCAAAAAGGTTATTGCCGTCCTTGTCGCATAGATGGTCGATGATCGTATAGATCCTCGCCTTTCGCAACGCTTCCTTATCAACAGTTCCATCCTTTGAATACAAAGACGAAAGCCTGCGTGACCGTTGAAACTCGGACACTGGCTTGACATAAACGTCATGCCCAAAGACTTTCGCCTGTAGCTTTTCAGGCTTGGAACAAACAAACTCAGCCAGTAAGGTCTTTTTCGTCAAACTCATTGATACTATCTCTTTCCAGTTCGTCAACTACGCTGGTCAAATCCCTGAACTCACATGAGTCCAGTTCTCGCTCGACCTGCTTTGAAACTTCTTCGTCGATCCATTTACGCAGAAACGGATCAACTTGCGTGAGATAGATAATCTTTGCATCATCATGCCAATCCAGTCGTCCCGCTAGATACCGATCCTCTCCATCGGTAACGTGGATCATCCAGATTTCATAATACTGCGTTCGTCCAGTTGCCAAGTTAGTTCCCGACAACTGGACCAGTTCAACCTTACGGTCACTCATCAATCACCCCTTATGCTGGGTTCGTAAATGTAGGGCCAGTCGCCCCATCGAAAGTGAATGTGATCGTGCATTCGATGACGGACCCAACCTCTGCCGATCCGTGGCTGATGCCACTGACCCAACCGCTGCCAGAAAATGAACTGCCGTCTGGAAGCGTAATCGTCAACGTCGATGCGTCACCGATTGTAGGAGGAGTGTAGTCATCTTCCCAAAGGACTGTCGCAGAACACTCGCCTGGGTCAGCCAAGCCTGCCTTGATCTTTTCCATGAACCCAGTTGAGTCCAAGCAGGAAACATCAATCGCCTCTTGCGAAAACTCTGGAAGAGTAACGCTTCGGATACATCCACCAGTTCCACCAACGCTGAAGGTGGTTCCTAAACCAGTTTGTGTTGCCATCTATCTAAATCCTCTGATAAGTAACGGAGTAAGTTTGTTCGCACCAATAGCCTCGTTCATCTGACCCATCTTTCGGATCAACGAGTTGCCACGATGCACCTTCGTCTGATGTGATTCCATTGATTGGATATTCGGCATCGGCAGATGTGTATCCGATCAACGCATCCTCGATAGCCTCTTGAACATCCTCTGATTGCCCGCGAGTGTCGCAGATAATGTCAACAGAAACGGATGCAACATACACCTTGATGTGGCATCCAGAAACTGTGTCGCTAAAGCCTCTGACGTTCTCTACCGACAATACGACGATTGGTAGGACATCATCCTGTGGCGGATGCTCTGCGTAGATCCGAGTGCCAGTCAAGTCTGTTACGCTTGAATCGGCTCGGAGCAGTTGTATTAGTTGTGGGACTGGCCTCATGCTAGGTCTGGCCTCTTCATCTTCCAGCCTTGAATTGTTCTCTTGATAACTCGCCGCTGTGCTGGGATTGTATTCTCACCCGCTGGACCCATGAACGGTCTTGCTTTCAGCGGTCGCTTGGCTGGAACACCCCACCACTTATGACCTGGAGCACCCGTGCTGCCAGACTTCGGTTCATGTGTGTGTGCGAAGTTCTTGCCCTTTGGGCTCTTCTCGTACCGAGGACCAACCTTCTGCGAGGAATGCAGGCCGTAGCCTTTTCGCTCAATCCTCTTTTTGATGATCGTCCCAGGGGCACCAAGCGATGGTCCATTCGGACCTCCACGCCTGTTAATCAATTCCTTGCCCCACCATGCACCTTTGCCCGCATTGGTCATCGTCACATTGCCAGACGATATTCGACGCAATGGTGGCACGCCTCTTGTCTTTGTTTTCTTGCTGCTAGATGGTGAGTTCCTTGATCCCGAACGCACAATCTTCACAGCCTCCTTACGGACGATTGTTGCTGCGGCTGCAACGGCAGTTGGGCAAACCTTCTTTGCCAACTCGTCAGTGATGCCGTCCAAGTCTTTCGCAAGGTTTGTGTACGAAACCTTTGACCCTGCTCGACCAGTCCCGCCAGAAGAAGTCTGCCTTCCACGCATGAACTTCTCTACCGAACGAAGAACTTGCTTCTTCGATGGTCCAGCCATTATTCAATCGCCTTTAATTCGATCCGAGTTGTTAGCCCATCTCCGCTAACATCTCTGACGGCTGTGATGCCGTACACTTTGTTTCGTATGGTCACACGGCACTTTGTGTTTAAGTTCACGCATGACAGTTGCTTGGAGTCACCAATGGCAACTTTGTCTGTTGCTGCCTTCACAGCAAAGCCTTGGATGATCTCAGAGCCAGCCGCATCAATCAGTTCGCATGGCCACTTGTTGACGAGTGTCGTCCATGTCCCACTAGTGTAGGTCACATGACCGTAGTCATCTTCTGCAACAGGTGGCGACTCGATCTTCGCAATGTAGTTGCGATGGCCGATACGCTT